AACTTCTTTTTCAAACTGTCAAAATTGTTTTTTCTGGATTTTTTCAAATCAGCAAAATTCATAATAATTTCTCCTAATAATAATTAAGTCATTTATATAATAACATAATTTTTGAGCTTTGTCAATACTAAACAAAAACTTTTTTTAATATTCCCTTGTATCTATCTTTCGAAATACTCAGAAATGGTTTATACTTCTTTATTTTAAAATGTAACTCTTTCCATAAGAAATCGTCACCCATAACACTATCCCAATGATTAAAATATCCCAATGATATATCAATTATAATTAAAGTTTCAAGATTTATATCACTTTTAATGTAGTGTTTCAATATCAAAGGGTGAGACTTAGATTTAACACCATTTCGAATCACCGAACACTTAAACATATCATTGAAAGGAATACCTAAATCTTTTAGAAATGATAAATCTTGCTCAAAATGATAAGGAAGAGATTGCATTCTGGTTTTCCATTTATCATAAATTTTTTCATTCTCACTAGTCAATAAGCATTCAAGTCTAACATCCTCTTTCTTTATAGAAGCAAACATACAGACCAAAAAGTTAGCAAACTCATCACCATATTTTTTCTCTAATCTGAATATGAAGTTTTTTCCTCTCTTACTATCAAGATTTCCAAACTTTCTCGTCTTACCCCTATACTTAAAGAAGTCATAGTTTGTCGTGAAGTGTAATCTTATTGAATAATATAATCTGAAATACTTTTCTAAATTTCGATACTTATTGTCTTCTATCATATTGGCAATTTAGAACTTTTATCTAGGAAATTCAGACTCTTAGCTTCCATTTCTAACTTGCTTTTTAAATTTGGGGATACCAGTTTTGATACTCTATCAGGTTCTAGTCCTGTATCTTCGCAGTATTCCATGATAGCTTCTAACCATCCTATATCATATTTGTAAACTCGATCTTCAATTTCTTGAAAGAATTCTTCCATGTTTTCTTGCAGTGATTTGTTTTGTCGCATCTTACCTCATTCTTGTAAAAAGGATTGTAATGTGTTTGCCTCAGGGGCAACTTCATAATTTGATATAAGAAGTTCTACCTTCTTATTATTTTTTCTATGAACCATAGAATACTGTAAAAGAAATTCTCTTTGATAGAAGTCTTTATATCTTTCCACTATCCAATCGTTCACATTATATGTTATCATAAATTTATGTTTACATTCTTCAACATCTTTAGCGAATCTTATATGACAAAAGTTTGAATGCATTTTTCTATCTGTTCCATATAAGAAAGACTTTATATCATACGGAGGGTCAAGAAAAACAAACACATCCTTCCCTTGCGATTTCAGCAATTCAGAATAGTCAAGATTTGTTATTTTCCAGTTCTGTATTATTTTAGAATATATTGGAAGTTTTTTAATTCCTACCTGAGAGAAATTTCCTCTTGAAGCTTGAACCGAAAATGTAGAGTTTTCTGTAAGACCTGAGTAAGAACATTTATTCAGAATGAAGAAGGAAACCGCTTGGTCAACACCCTCAGATTGAGATATTTTTACTTTGTGGTCATCAAAGAGTTTTCTTGCCTCTTTGTCATCTCCTTCAACACTCTTTTTAATTTCTAGGAGTTTGTCTGATAGTTCTTGACCATTATCCCTTAATTGAGTCCAGAAGTTATATAGATACACATATTTGTCATTCACCCAAACAGGCATATCTGGAAAGTTTTGAGATACTAATAGGGCAACCGAACCTCCACCAATAAAAGGTTCTCTATATTCACTCATACCTGCAGGGAACCATGGTGCTATAGTTTTCAATGCTTTTGACTTACCTCCAGGATACCTGAGACAAGTTTTATATGGATATTGTTTCATATTATACCTTTAGGATTGATTATAATAATCTTTAACACGATTGTCAAGTTTTTTGATGTAATCCTTCACATTTTTCTCAAACACCTGTATTTGACCGTCCCTGACACACACAAGTATTCTGATATTTTCTATCAGAGTTCCAGTTCTTTCATAGAAGGCATAAGAATAAAAGGTTGCTTGCAGAAAGTAGTCTTCGATCCACTCTTCCTTTTTCAATCTCTTTGAATTCTTGAAATCTATAATAGCAGGGACACCATCAAATTCAGCAATACAATCAACTCTTCCAGCAATTTTTAGATTATCGGAATATAGAGCGGTTTCTAACGCCATCACATTATCAATTCTGTCTAAAAGGGTTTTGAAACTCTTGAACATCCACTTATCCATATTAGATAAACTTGAAATGTCATCTTTGGTCATTTCATTCTTTAGGTATTTTTCAGAATTATCGTGTAATGCGTTTCCAATGGTTATAGCAACCTTTGATATTCTTGCTGCTTCTGCTTCACCAACTCTTTTCTTCCATGCCTCTATTGCTGGATTTCCTTTTGATGACAATATCGTTGTGATTGACGGATATGATTTCCCATCTGGGGTGAGATATTGTCTTTTACCGTTTTCTTTTGTTATAGACTCTAAATCAGAGTATCCTAAATTTAATTCTTGATGTTTAAATATCTTCATTTCTTTATTATAAACTATTTTCTAAGAAATGTCAACAGTTTATCATAAATTCTTAAAATAAAAATTGTAATCTTCATTGGGAATTTTTTGAAACACTTTTTAGTCTTGTAATATAGTCTAACGGACCATGACCAGAGAAGTCCTAACATTAACCAGCAAATAACAGTAACGAAGAACCCTAAGACTTGTATTATTTCTATAAAAGATTCCAAAATGCTTAATACTGTCTCTTTAATTCTTCTCATTCCTAAAAAACTTTTAATTTATCCAAAAATGAACTGTCTTCTTGTGATTCCTCTTCGTCAAAATCATCAAAATCATCACCATATTCTTCAAATGCTTCACTATAATGTGAGTTATCTTCCCAGAATCCTGTATAATCGTCTGGTAAATCATTTTTTGCTAAAATATACTCTCTGACTAATCCAGACCTAACAATATCATTTTGATCAAATTCAATTAATCTGAAGGATTTCATTCTGTGAAGAATGTCCATAAAATCATTTATTCCTGATTTTTTCCCTAAGTCGGATTGGTTGAAGTCTCCGCAGAAAAATAATCTACAATTATTCCCAGACCGTGTTATTATAGAATCCAATTCATGGAAATTCATATTCTGACACTCATCAATAATAACAATAGCATTCTCAAATGTCAACCCTCTAACGAAAGATGTTGTAGCAAATTCTATTTTACCGTCCAATTTAAGTTCCGCATAAGCATCTTTATTTACAAATAATTCTGTACATATGTTATTGTACGGCATTTCATAAACGTTCGTCTTCTCTTCAATATTTCCTGGAAGAAATCCTATATCTCTTGTAGGAACAACAGATCTTATTACTATAATTCTTCTTGCTTTAGATTTCTCTGAAAGGATTTCGTTCAAAGAAAGGTACATAGCCATAAACGTCTTACCTGTTCCAGCCATACCGTGAAGACATAGATTTTTATTTTTGTAGAAATTTTCAAAACAGATTTGTTGTTTTTCGGTTTTCGGTTGAACTTCTGAAATTTTTAACTCAGTTTTCATTTTTTTTACCACTTTAGGTTTTATTTTATTATTCTTACTGACTTTTTCTGACTTTTTTGGCATATTATATCCTATCTAATTTTGATATCCCCTCTTGGATGCTTCTTCTGAATTCTGGTTAAAAGTTCTGTCCATCCGGAATCTGTCTTCTTCGTTCCTAGATGCACAGGATCCCCAATTTTCAAAGGAGTATTCCCGAACGACATTTCAACTTCACTTGAACTGCATTTTGGGCATTCACTAGGTTCATTTCTTTTCGCTATAGTTCTAAACTGCTCAAATAAATTTTCACAACTTTTACATTTATAATCGTATGTTGGCATAATACTAACCTCACATCTTTAAAAAATCTTCTCTGGAATCAACTTGATTTGAGAGAGTTTCTATATCTAAAAACTTATATATGTTATTTGATTGAAAAAATTTAACATCTCTTGAATATTCATTCACACCTTCTTCTACACCAAACATTCGGATTACAAATCCTACATCATTAGTTCGATCTTTAAGGGATTCGAATTTAAAATTTTTCAAAAACTTTATCTTCGAAAGATCGCCAAGTCTATTTATAATAGAGTTAATAAAATATTTCAAAGTTTGATATTTACATTTTCTTATATTAGAAATATTTTTCAATCTATCAAGAGCAACTGGTTCCCATATAAAATAACTTGAGCATCTTCTGATTTCTACAACTTTATATTTTTTATAAAATTCTTCTATAGGTAAATACTCTATTCCTGTAGAACTTAGAGTTATCACAAAATTATGGTTCGTCTTAAAAACCAAAAGATTCCAAAAAGAATTTGTGAAAAATCTATAAATTATTGATTGGATACCTTTAGTTCTCACTAAAAATAAGTCGTAAAATCTGTTATCTTTTTGTTTATTCATCTCACTTATATTTATTATACCATTTTTGTCGGAAAAGATCAATTTTTCTTTTTATTTGATATTTCCAGACATTCAGGACAAATTATATTTTCATTTTTAGATATAGAAGATTCTAAACATTCTAGCGCCCCATATTTATTGATTTTATCGGCATGCCACTCCTCATAGAAGAGGTGTCCCTTGGGACATTCGAATATTATTTTGAAAATGTAATCCAACGTTTTTAAGGAATATCCTACATTAGATTTTC